CTTCCTGCGATACTTTCTTGTACCCTGATGCTTTATATAGGCATTTGTGAAAAGCATCAAGAACAGGCACACCACTATTCAAGATCATCCCGCATTGAGCGGTGGCACTCATAAATGTTTTGACATCTTCAGCTGATGCCATGGAAATAAGGGAATGGGCGTCTTTGGATATGCTTTCTTGTTTACGCACCATTCTATAATAGCCATTAATTTTAACTGGTTTACTTTGACAAAACTCTATCTGTCCAATCTTGTAGACAGGAGTCTCAATCTGCATGTCAAACCCATAGTCTTTAAACCAGCTATGCATGTGTGAGAACTTATTTTCATCTTTCTTCTCGCATATGATAACACAATCATCGCCGTTATTGCAGAGTTCGGCTTTGACTCCAAGCGACTTGAAGTAGTAGTGCATCATACCACACATGATTAATTTGTTGCCAGAAGAGGTGTTAATGTCACCGGACATTCTGTGTCCTTTGACCTTGAACTTGAGGATTTTGTCTTCAACAAACAGCATTATTTTGTTCTCTGTTTGCCAGTGTAGCAACTCCTTCAGAATGGGATCATTAAATGCACCGTTATAGATTGAGTGCTCCCATTGGAGTGCTTCTACCCCCACATGTTGATCAAATCTGCTTGCATCAACACCTATTGCAACTGGTCGTTTGAATTTCGACCATTTATTGGCTATTATCTTCCCAACTTTAAAACTGTCATATCCACTTAATACAGTTGGGGAATCAAAAGTTGAGTCGATTGCATGCATGAATTTCTTCTCATTGAATTTCAATCGACGTCCCAATTCAACATTATATCTTTTGTTGCGGGGACATATCAACCTGGGTGCTATCTTCTTACACATAAGATGCTTCTCCATCTTAAGGAAAGCTGTCACATTCGCGTCACTCCTCTCAACAGCCTTACGTTTAAGACTTTGAACAGCAGCATTATACAACGTTCTCTTACCAGAGTGATACGTCGCTGCAAGTTCTTCAGGGGAGAACGTCCTGGGGCAACCAACCTTATCCACAATAGATTTGCGGAAATAATCAAGATTAGAGAAGATTCCTGGTATGTTCTTGTAAGGTAGCACTACCTCATTTCCTTTCCCAACGGTGAACACTCTACGTTCAACCGCCACCAATGCGTTGTGCAAACTGGGATTAGGGCATTGGTAATCTAGACCTAAACTAAACTGACTCAAATAATTAATAGTACTACGACTCTTCCTAGGGATAGCCCCACTTCGCACCACGATCTCTGGCAACCCCAAAATAGAAAACGGGGATTCAAAACCAGAGTCGGAGCAGAGCCCCTCTAAAAAACCTCGGCGTTAAGCACGCCCAACTCATGCCTTATTTGCCTGGCAGCAGGAGATTGGACGATTTTAGCAGCCTCAATATCAGATTTTAGAGGGAGTGGGACCATGACCATAGCATATTTGATGAGCATTTCAGTGCTGGTCATATCAAGCTCCAAGTCTTCGCAAAACTTGAGCGCATATCGGTTGATGGTTGCATGAGAAACATCAGAGCCGTCTATCAACCTCATATTATTGTTGCGAATATGTTGACAGATATATTTCCTGGCATCACCAACATGCTCAGGCTTCACCCTTCTAAACATTTTAAGCTTAGGCTCAGGTGGTAATTCATTTCCTTCTTTATCTTTCTTAGAAGGAAGCTTTTCACCAGTGTCCACCTGGACAACATCACAGCAAGAGATAAAGTCGGGAATGACGTTTACCTCGGTAACCATTTGGCGGACAGATTTAGATCGTTTAGCCGCCTTGGCTTGTTTTGCTGCTGCCCTCTTTATGTAATTCATTCTGTTGGGCAGAGTGTTGAACCACTTTCCGAATGGTGATTCACCGATTTGCTCTTCATATGTATGTTTAATTAGAGCCTCAGTAGCGGAAAGTACCTCCTTCTTTTGGACGAGGTTGATGAACTTCTCAATCCTAGTGGGATTGGAAGGTGATTTATCGCCACACCCTTTAATCAAGGAGGGTTGTGGGTCCACAATAGGGTTTGCCTCAGCAGCCCTAGCAGCTACATCGAAGTCGTCAGACGACCTGAATGAGCCTTGGGGCGCACATGGTTGTGGCCATGACCCTAGTGGAGCGCCATCGGCAAGTAGGCGCTTGTATTCGTGCTCAGCTAATTGCACGTCAATCTCTGCAGTGGAATACTGCTTTTGCAGTTCCCACTCGAACTCCTCAACGCCATACATGGCGTCATAGCACATGTCGACAAAGGCGTCATGTGCAGCAAATACACCCTGGAGTTCCCAGAGCCATCTTTTTAGGGCATAATAAACATGCCGTGCCCTATTATAGCAAAAAGAAATAAAATCTTTAACCACCCTAGCGGTGGCTGTAACTAAGCTATCGAAGTTAAACATAACTAACAATAACACTAGAGATTCCTCAAACACGATACGAAGATGCCGGGAGGAGGTTCTTGTATTACTTCACAAGGAAATAACTCTTACTAGCAAGAACACTTCTGTAAAGGTGTCAACTTTACGGGGCAGGTGGACCCGATGGCCACCTTAACAACAAAGAGGCTTTCGCCTAATGACAGCAGTTTCCTGCCATCGCCCCCTTTTTAACGAGGAAGAGCCCTCGGGTCATTTTAATACTAGACCACAGTCTATCGGGTATTCTCCCGACTTCGCAAGGTTGACTGTCCTTGACAGGGGGTGTCGTGAGACCTACGCTTTCATTTAACGCCATCAAAGGGGCGTATTAGCCACTCTCTTTTCACGGAGTAACCAATAGGAATTTGTTTACGCTGTTGATTCAGCGGCAGTGTAATCACCAGAAGCAGAGCCAATTTTGATCAATGGTTTGGGAACCAGAAACTTTCAACCTTCCTTATTCAAGGGAAGGTACTCTCCACAAGCTCGCATCTTGCATGTGGTTTGCAAGAGAGGCGGGAACTATCTAATTTTTAGTTGTTAAGTATAGGGTTATTCTTTGGATATGCAACCGAAAGTGATACGACGGGAGCTGACATCTCCCCGAGATTACCGGCTTTTTGTTCACCGAACCTGTTTACCAGGATCCATCGATCGGGACTCACCAAATTTGGCTCCTATAAATAACAATGGAAAGCGCTAACTACTTCTATATTGGTGCAAGATTAAACTTGTCTACGTCTAATCCTATCTAAAACGGACTTTGGCGCTGGCTCGTACCTTGGGGCTGGTTCTTTCTTCGGTTTCAGTGAACCACCTTTCAAGGTGCCAGTGCTTAAGGTGGACCTCATATCCTGATCTTTTAATCTAGGCTTAATGCTAATGCCAGACCAGGGGTCACCATCTGCTGGGTTGAACACAGGAGCGGTTCGATCATAATCGTTATCTTCGTTGTCACTATCAGGTTTCAAATCCTCAGCCTCTCTTTCGAGTTTGGCCATCGGATCTTCATCCTGTAGCTTCTCTTTGCCTCGAGAGACAAAGTGTTCGAAGTCGTGATCCGCTTGTTCAGCGCCAGCGTTGTACAACTCATCAGGAGTCGGTCCCGAATGGAACGCAGACTTCAATGTTGCAGACGGTCTGAAGCGACGGACAGATCTGTCACCAGGGCCGATTGGATCAGCTCCCTGCAACGTAAACCTATCTTTAGCTCCAACAAACCCGGAGAACTTCATGACATCAGCATCATGGAGTGTGGGTTCAACATCGTCCGATCGATCTGTTGAGTAATTCTCCTCGTCACCTGCTTTTACAAGGTGAACAGTCAAGGGAGAGTTGTCCGTTTTATATGTATTACTATCACTACTACTATTATCTTCCTCACTGAAATCCTCTCGCATGGGAGGCATTTCTTGCAATCGGTGGGAACGATTGACGCTAATGTGACCTGGTCTTAGCGTTTTCCTAACGTACTGAGAACCTCTAACACCCTCTAAATGTTCATCGAGAACAACAGAGACCATTCCAAATTCCATGTCGCGGTCTGTCCAAGCCCCGTAAGATATACAGTAGTTGTACTTGGCAGTCTTCTTAACGGCAGGGCCAGCTAAAAAGAAACTCGCGTTGGGCCCGGTAGTTACTAAATGAAACGAAACTGTTCCATCTTTCTCGACTACCTGCTTCTGGTCAAAACGTTCACCGTTGATTGTTAAATCAGGGTGGCCGTATTTCCAATCAGCGTCGGCTTTGTTATTGGAAATGGTTACATTATTTTGTACACCAATATTCCACACCTTATTTTGATCATCGTCGTAAGCAATCATTCCATCAGACTTCCCCCGGTGGGGGTCCGTGGTGCTTGACGTCGCCTGGTAGCCTTCACAAGAGATTTCAATCGACCATGTGCCTTGCGGAACTGGGTAGATAAACATTGGTATTGCCTCCACAGAATTTTGTGAATACCATTGTGCTTGAATGTTCGTCCAGTTCGCATTTTCATC